GTTGAAGATAGCAACTTCGTTAAGTTTTTCTCTGAAAACATTTAACGCTTTTCTATATTCTTCATTCTTTTCTCTCAACATATTAACTTCTTCTTGAGTAGATTCTACTTTAACACCACCTTTACCATAAACATAGTTTCTGTTGTTTGTGATGCCTTTTCTTAGACCTCTACCTTCTTTGGAACCCATTCCATAAGTTCTAGCAGCTTCTTTAGTTTCTTCCTTTTCGAAAGCTTTTCTTTTTAACGTGTCACCTTTTTTAGTAGTGTAATCTTTATCACCTTTAAAAGTTTTAGATTTATCACCCTTGTTCATTCCGTAATCACCTTCTTTTGTTTCTGCCTTAACAACTTTGGATTTTCCTTCCATATTTCCGCCTTTCTTGTATTCGAATTTTGCTTTACCAGTACCCACTGATTTAGGACCTTCTTTTTTGTCCTCTTTAAATCCACCTACAGATTTTGTCTTGTAAGTAAATTTAGGGCCTGAGCCAATTCCAACACCTTTAGGTTTTACTGTAGACTTTCCTTCTCTAACAGTTCTTCTTTGGTTGTAAGATTCGTCCAAATCTTCGTCATCGTCTTCTTGTTCATCAAGTTCTTCGTCATCATCTGATTCCATCATGTCATCATCATCTGATTCCATCATGTCATCATCATCTGATTCCATCATGTCATCATCATCTGATTCCATCATATCATCATCATCTTCGTCGTCTTGTTCTTCGAATTCGATTTCGTACATAACTTCGTCTTCATCATCTTGGTCTACTTCGATATCTGAAGCGTCACCGTCTTTTGAAAAAATTGCGTTAATCACATCTTCTGTGTCAACGTCCATTTCATCGATTTCATCTAAATTCATAGTGTCATCATAATTTGTGTCTTCTTCAGATTCACCAAGCTTAACAAGATATTCTTGGTCAGCGTTACTGTCAGTTAAGTGAATATCGTCACCATCTTTTTTAACGATGATTCCGTCTTCTTCACCCATTGCTTTAAACACCTTAAGAATTTCTTCATCAGAAGCGTCAGTTAAATCTATTGGACTTTCTTCAGAGTCCATGTCCATGTCTAAATCTAAGTCCATGTCCATATCATCCGCATTATCAGCATCCATATCAACGTCCACATCTTCTGTGTCGTCATCCATGTCTACATCTACGTCAACCTCTTCTTCATCATCTTGTTCTGATAGAGATTCTTTTACTAATTGATTGATTTCTTCCTTCATAGTTGAAGCAAGTATTCCCTTTGCATTTTCGGCAATAGCCTCTTCAACGTTTTTCATTTGAATGAGTGCCTCTTGTACTAAATTTTTATTTTCTTGCATGAAAAAATTGGTTATTTTAACTAATAAATAGTATCAAAATGAAAAAAATTCATTTTGGCTATACTGTTACGTAAAGTTTATTTGAAAATTGAAGGGTAGTAAGTTCAACATCTACTTGATTATCAAGCCAAGCATTGAATGATGAGTAGGTTGAAGCCCAAACCATACTGGTTGAAGTAACACTACCGTTTTTTAACGTTACTTGATAACAACCAGTGGCCCCACTGTCAATAATTACCATATTTATAGAGTCTATTTCATTAATTGAATTTATTGAAGAGCCTACTCCTTCGCAATATGCTAAGCATGTTGACCAAGAGTTAGCAACTACGACTCTTAATTCCTGTGAAGGTGCGACACCTAATGATACTTGAAAATTCATAATTTTTTATTTATAAATATCTACCAAATAAAAAAAGTGGTCTTATGGACCACTTTTATAATTTTAAATAAATAAATTAGTTTTCAATAACTTCATCAATCTTACTTTCAGAAACTGATGTGATTCTCCAATCATGGGTAAATCCTTCATATTTCTTTGTAACTTTCGCCTCAACGTCCGTTACCGAGTAACCTTTAACTAATTTTTCTTCTCTAATTTTTTTAATCTTTCCTGAATTCTCATCAGGTAAATCGTACTGAATTTTTGCTACAAAATATTTTTCTTCCATGTTTTATTATTTTCCTAAAAAATCGTTTAATTTCTTCATTAAGTCAACTGACTTTTCAACATATCCATTAGTTTGGTTATGTTTTTTTTCTTCATCTAAATTTTCTTCATACTTTGTTCTATCTTCAGGGTTTGAAAATAAATAAGCTCCAGGTGTTGACGGTGAAGAAACTAAGTCAAAACAAATTAATTCAAAGTCATCTTGTACTTCATTTCTTTCTCCAACTTTTTTAAGTGACCCAACACCTCTTGAAGATACTCCCATAGTAACCCCTTGTCTCATTAAGTTTGCTGCTTGGTCACCTTTAGTTGATACAATTCCTCTTTCATGGAATCCTGGCGAAGTTAATAACTTAAGTTTACCCATTAAAATATTTCCCTCCCACCAAATTTGTGTAATTAAATGGGCAACTCTATCTAAGTCAATTAAAGAAGATTCAGGGTGATTTAACTCGGAAGTTGATAATCCTTTTTCAATAGCTTTTTTATAATTCTCGGCTTCTCTTTTAAGAATTCTTTCAGGATATGTTCTACCGTTTCTATTTGGTGTATCGTATTTTTGTAAGACAGCATAAAACTCAAACGGGTTTCTATAATCCATTTCTTTAGCCTCTCTTAGAACCTTTTCATTACGAGCATCTTTAGGTGATACAAAACCTGCGTCAGCCTCGACTAAAATACCGTGACCAAATTCGCTAGCTTCTAATATTCTTAAATTTTTCATCTAATCTTTTATGATAAATATACCGTTATTAATAGTTTATTGGCCATCAGTCTTTTTTGAAGTTGAAAATTCAAAGTATTTGTTTGGTTGAATGTTATTTCTAAATATTGATTTAACGATACCTTTAACTGAATCTTTAATTTCTAATGATTTAAAATCTAATTCAGAATTGGTGTATAGGTTAATCTCTAAGTTAAAAAATGATTTTTTTCCGTGTGAGATTCCACTTGTTCTAAGGTCTAAATCAACAATACTTTTTTCTTGAAAAAGTTTAGTGTTTATTGATTCAAAAACAGAATGTTTTATTTCTCGACCTAAGTTAGAAACTATTCTGTTCCAGTTATCATATTCTTTTTTTGGAGTCACCCATGATTGGATGTTGATGTATACTGATTTTAAATTTTTTGAATCTACAGTACCATACACGGATTTAATTGGATTGTATAAATTTAACTTTACACTCTTTCCTTTTTTCATTAATTTTCATGATTATATATGTTTATGTTCTGTACAAGAATAAGTCATATAAAACCAATAGTCAAAAATTTTCTCAAACTACAAGATATTTTATAATATATGATAATCATAAACATTAAAAATGGGGACAATTTAGAGAGAGCTCTAAAAACATTAAAGTCTAAGGTAATAAAGACTAAACAAAACCAAAAATTAAACGAGAGAAAAGAGTATACAAAAAAATCTGTGGTCAGAAGAGCACAGATTTTAAAGGCAAAATATATTCAAAGTAAAAATAATAATTAAATTGATTCCTCAAGATTTTTTAATCTTAAAAAATTCATTTGGTCAAATTTTTCGTCTTTTAATTTAGTAATAGTTTCGGAGATTCTTGATTTAATTTCTGATTCATTTTCATTATTCATAATAGTTTCCAATTTATTAATTGCACTTTCACGAATAACTTCAAATTTCTCCTCAAGAATTTTTGTGTCCTCAGAGACAATTTGAATAAATTCTTTTTTAGAATTCTCATCTAAAGTATCAAGATAATTTCTCAATGTTTGGTTTGCAATATTCACCATTGATTTAACAGGAATATTTATAGATTCTTTAACGTTTTGAGGCTTTGATGTAAGAATTGAAACAATATTTTTCTTAGATTTAATTCTTTCTGATAAACTCATTTTTTGAGTGTAAACTAACGTATCAATATCGGTATAACCATTTTTAACTGATTCAGATACTGTTCTTGGTAATTTTATACTTGGTAAAACTCTTTGTAACAACGATATACCTTCTTCTAAGAATTCTTTAGCGTCATCATCATTTAACCCTTGAGGAGTACTCAATTGGTCATATAAAGTATACGCCTTTGACATAGATTTATTGTTCAATACATTGTGTTTGAACTCTCTCAATGTCTTCTTGAATTCCTTTTCATTCTTGTAGGATTCTAGTAGATTATTCTCAATTATGGATTTTATGGTTCCGAAGGTCATTTTGCTCATTTTCAAATAAATACTATGAATTTAGTAACTTATCCAATTCTTTTGAAATTTCTCCTAAAGAATCTTGAGCTTGTCCTAAATCAATCATTCTAGACCCTTCAATTAAGTTACTTTCAATTAAAATGTTCATGTCTTTTTTCTTAGACTCTGGAGCTAATTCTGGTTCACCTGATGGTGGTGGAACTTCTCCTCCTGCTGGTGGAGCCTCTGCAGGTGGTGGTTCAGATGGAGAACTAAATGATGGTGGTGCTCCTAATTCTTCAGTACCTCCTGGTGTAGTTGCCGCTCCTGCCGCAGGTGTCGCACCTGTCGCACTTCCGTATAATTTGTCTATATTATCAAATAATCCTGTTTTAGTAATAACTGTAGGAGTTGCTTTAAGTTCTTCACCGACAGCTCTTTCAACTCTTTGTTGTTGTAAGTCCAAACGAACTTCTTCGTCAGACCAACCAAAAATATGTTTCTTAGCCCATGTAGATGATGTCGCTTGAATACCATTTCCTGGGTCAGATACTAAGTCTTTATACAATAATACTTTTTCTTTCCAAACATCAATCTTCAATAAATCTGCCTGAGTTGATGGATTTGTAAGACCTATAGTAAAGTTTGAAAGTTCATCTTCAAATCCTAATAAGAATAAGTGAACAATCGCAATTTTGTTTAACTCGGCCAACATACTCTTTTGGATTCTGTTGATTGTACGAGCAAATCTAATGTCTTGTAATGCCAAGTTCTTACCGTCACCAACAACTTCTTCAAACCCTAAGAAAGCCTTAGGTACACGAAGTGCAGTTAATAATTTCTTTTGAATATATTCAATATCCGCAATCTCTGATAAGTTAGTTGCTCCAGGTAATGTTGTAATTGGGTCTGGTGCCGCTGGGTCTCTTACAGGAATAAAATAATCTTGGTCAACCGCCATTTGGTTGAATCTCATATCCACGTTACCTGTATTCTTGTCAACAATTTGTTCTCTTTTGAATTTGTTGGCAACACGGTTTACGTATGCTTCAACATCATCATCGTTCATATTACCCACAAATACTTTGAACATTCTTCTTTCAGGTGCTCTTGATGTACGATAAATCAACATTGCATCTTCTGATAGTAATAATTGTTTCCAAATTCTTCTGGCTTTTTCTAACATAGAGGTACCATAAGGAAGTTTTCTATCGTCACCTAATAACCTAAAGTGAGCGATTTCCCATGATTGGAATTCCATGTTTTTATTCTTCCAAGTAAAGTGAAGGGCTTTTTTGTCTTTTTCCAACTCTTGTGTAATATCTACAGATATTTTTGCAGTAACCCCAACCTCATGTCTTTCAATTTCAATAGTTGGTAACTGTTGTACTCCAACAACACCTTTCTCAGGGTCTAACTTTAAGTAAACAAAGTTATCACCATACTTACAAGTGTTTCTTGTCCACATAGGTAAGTTGGTATTAATATCTAAATTGTTATTAAACAAGTCGGCTAATACACCTTTTATTCTTTTTGACTCAGAATAAATCTGAAGAATAAATCCATCTTCATTTGTTGTTGTGGATTCTTCAGCGTAGATATCAAGTGCTGCGGAAATTTCTGGAGTATATTCCATCGATTCATAATCGTATTGTGCCGATAATCTGGATGGTTCGTAATAAATTGCTTGTGAGTAAAGATTGTTCTCAACCTTAGCCCATTGATTTGTTAGGTAAAAAGTTTGTTGTGCTTGTAACTTTTCTCTTTCGTATTCTTCTCTACTTTTGGTACGTAATAATTCCTTCTTATCAAACTTAAAAGTTGGATAATCTTGTTGAAGAAGTGAGTTCGGACCAAATGTTTGCGACAGTCGTTGCCAAACCGTCATATTTTGTTCTGCCATAATGTAAATTTACTTGTTACCTTGATAATATAAATACTTATCGTTAACGAAATAACCAAGAGTATTTTTCATAGTCACCACGAGATGGACCTTGGTTTATTGGGAATTGTCTTCCCATTTGAGGAACCATAGGATTAAAATACTCTGACGTATTTTTGTTCTCACTGATAGCTGTGGACCAAGAGTTTAACATAGCTTTAGTATGGTTTACAACTTTTTCTAAAGATTGGAATGATTTTTCTGCAACGTAAATCGCCATAGCGATGCTCATGATACAATCATCATGATGTCCTTTTTGATGGTCAGGTCTACCATTAACATAAATAAACGTATTCATTTCATTGTATAACCTACTTGAATAAATTCTAAACTTATGTCTCATAGACTCTTCAAATGAGGCAATAATTTGAACCCTTTTATTATTAAAATTAATACCAGGTATTTTTTCATTTAATTTAGGGTCAAACTTCCATTTGTTTGTTGTGTCAACATTATCAACATACATTCCTGATTGATAACCCATCTCTTGCATTTTTCTTGCAGTTGCAACTCCCATACCCCCTGTTAAGTCAATAACACAATAGGCGTTATACATTGTACCCCACTTATATGCAATCTCTGCAGTGATGTCTGGTGGGACTTTACCGACATATTCAAGGACTTGTTCTCTTGTATCAAAGTCAATTATTTGAATACAACTAAAGTCTTCAGAATCTCCTCTTGATACGTCGACACCCATAACATACTTATGTCCATTAACAGGTTCTTTAAAAATCCAAAGTCCTCCTCCCATCATTTTTGCCTGAGGTTCTTTGACTTGGTTTTTAGAAATATCTGTCATCATATCAGAATCAAATACGTTATCACCTGAACCTAAGAAATTACATTCCAATTCCTGAGCCACTTTACGTCTATCGTATTTTAATTTCTTAACCATACCTTCAAACCAAGAAGAACACGGTTTATATCCTTGTTCAATGTAGTCTGTTACTATGGAGTGGTCTCTATCATATGGATTGTCCATAGATAAATTAATAATGATTTCATCAAGATTGTATTCTTCTCTATTCAAAAGAAAATGAACTAAATCGTTGGTTTTAACCATATACAAGTCTTTTGTATATCTTGGGTCACGGTACCAAAACATTTCAGTTATTTTGAAATCATTCATACCTCTCAAAGACTGGTCGTAGATTTCATAATAGATTGGGTCATATCCGTTTGGAGTAGATACAACAATAGCCTTACCACCCGTAGATAGTGAGGCCATACAGGCTGCCCAAAAATCTCCGTCGGCTTCAATGTAGGCGGCCTCATCAAATATCAAGATGGTAGGGGTATAACCTCTAAGAGCATCTCGTGATGTTGCAACAGCTTTAATCTCACAACCATTAGTTAATTTGAAATGTCTTTGTGCGTTCTTTTCATTGGAGAAAGTTACTCCAACCCATGAAGGCCACTGTTCTGTGAACCCTCTAACCTTATTTGCCATCTCCACTGCCGTATCTAATTTGTTGGCAATGATTAGGATTTTTTCAGGTTTATTCTTTTTGGCAAAAACTAATCTTTTTGATGCCCATGCAGCGGTAACTGTTGAAACTCCTGCCTGTCTATATTTCAGGGCAACGTTTTCATTGTAGTTATCGTAATCTTCGATTAATTTTATTTGGTCTGGAAATAAATCTAACGGAACGTATTTGGATACGGTGTTATCGTAAGTTTGTAAATAAGTACGAAGTGCGTAAGGAGTATTCCTCATACACTTCGTTACTTC